ACGCCACCCAAGGGTTGCAGCTCGGACTCCGCGCACTAGCGGCAGGTCACGACTTCAGCGTGGCTGCCAACTATGGCGCTCCTGTGAATATGGAGTCGCACGGCATCAAGATCTACGCAGAAGGTTTGCTGAAGTACGCCAACGATTCAGGACCTGAGAACATCGCCCTAGCAGCACGAGAGCCTGGAGCCTTTGGGATGACCCTTTGCGATGTGTGGACCTTAGTGGCTGATGCCTGGCACGAGCTGCCGCTGGTCTGCTGGGTGCCGGTTGATCACTCGCCTGTGCCACGCCGCGTGGCGGAGTGGTGCATCAAGGGTGGCAACAAGTACATCGTGGCGATGAGCAAGAACGGCGAGCGCCTTTTGCTTCAGGCTGGCGTACCACGAGATCGCCTGACCTACATCCCTCACACCATTGACCGCTCGATCTGGAATGTTGATGTGCAGCCAATGCGCGAGACGCTCCGAGTGCCAGAGGACGCGCACCTGACCATCATCACGGCGATGAACAAGGGGAAGCGCAAGTCGTTCCCTGAGATGCTTCACGCCTGGACGATGTTCGCCGTCTCTCGTGAGGATGCCTACCTCTACCTGCACACCGACAAGTGGGGCCATATGGACGGCATCAACCTGATCCCTCTGCTGAAGGCGCTTGGCGCTCCAGAGGACCGTATCCGCTGGGTCAACTCAATCCAGATGCGCGCTGGCGTACCGGCAGAGACACTGGCTCGACTCACGCGCTCTGCCGATGTGCTGCTCCTAGCCTCACGCTCAGAGGGCTTTGGGGTTCCTGTCATTGAGGCGCAGGCAGTCGGCACCCCTGTCATCGTTAGCAATCACACGGCGCAGCCAGAGCTAGTGCGTGACTACGGTCGCATCGTCAAGGGTCAGATCCACTGGGAGGACTTCCACGAGTCGTTCTCGATCATCCCTAATGTCGGTGAGATCTACCAAGCGCTAGAAGCCAACTACGCCGACACCAAGGCTGGCACGGTTGACCGCGCACGCCTAGCCGCAACGATGGACGAGTACGACGCTGACAAGGTCTATGCCGAGAAGTGGGAGCCGCTCTTCCAGTCCATCCAGTCAGGCAAGATCAGGCTAGGCGTTGGGCAGACAGAGATCGCCAACCGCGCACAACGCCGAGCCAAGAAGTGATCCAACACCTCTGCAAGCCTGGAGACATCCGTGGGCTTGGCAAGCGCCGACCGTGTAGCAGGGTGCTGTGGTGCGGTCAGTGTGAGCGAGCCATCGTGCCAGACGCACCGACCTGCGGAGAGTGCAGCTACTGCCGCCGCACAGAGGATCGTAAGAACGGCAAGCCCTACTGGGCTGGGAAGGATTGGAAACCTAATGCCGCTCTATGAGTTCAAGTGTCCGACCTGCGGCCGCATCGAGCAGAGACTGCAAGTCAGCTACGAGCCAGTCCGACCGCGCTGCGAGTGTGGACCCTGGATGATCTTGCAACTGGTAGCCACGCCTGTCCACTTCAAGGGCAAGGGCTTTGCCAAGCGTGATCGCTCTAGGGGAGGGCGGTCAAAATCCTAGAAAGCGTGCGTGCTACAGTACCCAGCGACGAGTTCGTCTATCTCTTGTACGGTGTGGAGCCTGCGTAGGGTCTGGAGATTTATTTATGAGCGCCAAGAAACCAGCCGAGAAACGGCAGAACCGAGCGACCAAAGACCTTGGCGTGCTGCCCCAGATCGAGGTTGATCCACGCTCAATCCCTACGCCACCGGCGCATCTGACCGAGCGCTGGGTCAAGTCTTGGGAAGTGTTCTGGGCTTCACCCTTCGCTCAGGTGGTCCAGCCTGCTCAGTACCCTGCGCTTGAACGGCTCTTCTCAATGTACGAGGAGCGCGAGCGAATGGACACCTACCTGCGTGAGGAGCCGATGACCGTAGGCTCGCAAGGGCAGAAGATCCTGAATCCGATGTATCGTCAGCGCACAGCAGTTGATGCCGAGATCCGGCAGCTGGAGGATCGGTTCGGTCTGCACCCTAAAGCAGGGCTGCAACTGGGCATCGTCTATGGGGAAGCCGCTCGCAGCCTGGAGGAACTGAATGCAAGGATCACCAACGCCACGATTGCGGAAGCCAACAGCGAAGCAGACCCACGCTACATCGAAGCCGACACCGCTGAAGACACCGCAGAAGAGGCCGCTTTACTCGTCGCCGATCAGTAGTCCACCGCCACCCTCTTGGGGTGGCTTGGTCTGCCGGTGGATTGAGACCAATCTGGTCCACGGTGAGGGCGACAAGTTTGGCGAGCCGTTCAGGCTAGAGCCGTGGCAGCGTGCCTACATCTGGCGGATCTACGAATACGACCCCACGACCAACAAGCGCACGGTCAAGCGCGCCCTGCTCGGCACACCCAAGGGCAACGGCAAGACCGAGCTGCTCGCCGCTATCGCCTTGGCTGAACTGGCAGGACCCAAGGCTCCGCGCTCGCCGAATATCCCCATCGCTGCTGCGTCGTTTGAGCAGGCTGATCTGCTCTTCGGCACTGCGCGGATTATGCTCACGCAGGGTCCACTCGCCGCGCACTTTGAGGTCTACGACACCGAGATCCTGATCAAGGATCGCCCAGGACGGATGTACCGAGTGGCAGCCGCAGCCGGTACCAACGACGGTGGGCGACCTACCTGCTTCATCGCTGACGAGCTGCACGAATGGACAGGCAACAAAGAGCGCGTGCATCTCGTGCTCTCCAACTCGCTCGCCAAGCGCGCAGAGGCGCTCGAACTCAACATCTCAACGGCAGGCTCCGACGAGAACACCCTGCTCGGCAGGATGCTGACCTACGCCAAGCGCATCGCCTCTGGCGAAGTGGCTGACCCTTCCTTCCTTGTCGAGTGGTGGGCGGCCGCTGACAGCCACGATCTAGAGACCGATGAGGGCCGCAGGGCGGCACTGGAGCAGGCGAACCCTAGCGCTCCTGCCTTCGTTGACCTTGACAGACTGTTGGCACGAGCCAACGAAGTGCCGATGCACGAGTGGCAGCGCTACCACCTGAACCGCTTTGTGCAGCCGCCTGACCGCTGGATCGGTGCTGAGTCGTGGGCGCGGCTGAAGGAGCCAGACCGCGTACTCGTACCAGGCGAGCAGATCAGCGTGGGCTTTGACGGCTCGTATGCACGAGACGCTACGGTGCTGACCGGCTGCACGATGGACGGCTACCTCTTCCTGATCAAGGCGTGGGAGAAGTCCGACACCAACCGCGACCCAGACTGGACGGTACCGCGCACAGAGGTCGACGCAGTCGTTGAGCAGGTGATGACCACCTACAACGCCACCCTCTTCTGCGACCCTCCTGGGTGGGCGAGCGAGATCGAAGAGTGGACGCGCCGGTACGGCAAGCGCGTGGCGGTCTTCCCTACTGCCACCATTGAGCGGATGGGTCCAGCCGTCGACCGATTCTTCACGGCCGTAGCGACTGGCGAAGGGCTGCGCCACGACGGCTCGCCGCTCCTAGCTCGACACATCTCCAATGTCCACACGCGCCTGACGCGCTATGGGCAGGTCCTGACCAAGGCGTACAAGGCATCGCCTGACCGCATCGACGCGGCGGTCTCCGCCGTTGTGGCGTTCCAGGGTGTAAAGTTCCTGAAGGTTGAACCAAAGCAGACAGCGAAAGTGGAGTGGGTGAACCTATGATTCAGAACATCCTTGAGGTTGTGGGTGCGGCGTTTGTGATTGCAGGTCTCGCGCTATTCTCAATCCCAGTCGCATTGATCGCCACAGGCGTAGCCTTAGCTGCGCTCGGCTATACGCTAGGAGATCGTAAGTGAGCATCCTCCGTCGCCTTCTAGGCACCGAGCAGCGCAATGTTTCTGGCGGACAGTGGCTCAGTGATAAGCCAGCCGAATCGTCAGCCGGAGTCCAACTCAATCAGCAGAACGCAACATCGATTGGCGCGTTGTACGCGGCCGTCAAGTTGTACGCCGACACCGTAGCGAGCCTCCCAGTTGGTGCCTTCATCCGTGACGGCGGCGTGCGCCGACCGGTGACGCGACCACTCTGGATTGATCGGCCCATCCCTGCGAACCCTAACTACACTGGCTTCCAGTTCCGCCACGCTGTTGTGTCAAGCCTGTTGCTTGACGGCAACGCCTTCATCCTGTTCCTGACTGACCGCCTTGGCGATGTCGTTGAGACGCGCGTGCTTGACCCACAGAAGGTTGAGATCCGAATGGACGAGATGGGCGCACCGATCTACATCGTGTCCACTGGCGACACCGCGTTCAGCGTTGGTCCAGACCAGATGGTCCACATCCCACTCTTCGCCACCGCTGGCACGATGCGTGGAATGTCGCCTGTCGAGCATCACCGCACGACACTTGGACTCGCCTCTGCCACGCAGCTCTACGCTGCAAAGTTCTACGAGAACGGCGCTGCTCCAAGTGCTGTCATCAAGGTGCCAGGTGAGTTGACGCAGGATGTTGCGGACTCCCTCCGCGCATCGTTCAGCCGTCGCCACGAAGGCGTAGAGAAGATGCACAAGATTGCAGTCCTGACCGGCGGCGCAGACTTCCAGCAGATGAGCGCAAAGATCAGCGATATGCAGCTCGTTGAGACGATGCACTGGGGCGTTGAGTCCATCGCTCGCATCTACGGCGTGCCACTCCACCTGCTCCAGTACCCAGGTGGCAACACCTCTTACAGCAGCGTTGAAGTGATCAGCATCGAGTGGCTGCGCCTAGGGCTTGGTCCACTCATCGCGCGCATTGAGGCAGGACTTCAGCGCCTCATCGTTGGTCAGACTACCTTCATCAAGTTCAACATTGACGGCCTGCTCCGCCCTACGACCAAGGAGCGAATGGACTCCTACGCCGTCGCGCTCAACTCAGGCATCCTCAACCTCAATGAGGTCCGAGCGCTAGAGGATCGACCACCGCTCCCAGAGGGCGGCGATCAGTTCTGGAAGCCGCTCAATATCGGCACCGTAGGCAAGGAGCCAGAGGCGTGAGCTACATCATCGTCGACCTAGACGGCACGCTCATCCTTGACAACGAGCAGCCGAATCAGCCGCTGATTGATGCGCTCAATGAGGAAGTAATGTCAGGCGAAGCAGAGATCATCGTGGTCTCTGCGCGCAAGATCGACCGACTCCAAGAGACACGCGCCTGGCTGCAAGAGAACAAGGTTGCTGGCGTTGAAGAGGTTCACCTCAATGACTTTGAGGGCAGTGCCTTCGCCACCGGCTTCCCATTCAAGGAGTACAAGTACGGCCTGCTGAAAGAGCAGTACGGCGCAGAGTTGATGACTGCGATTGACAATGATCCAGCCGTACGCGAACTGGCACGCGGTCTTGGTCTTGAGGCGTACTCGCCTGAGGAGTATGTCGCCGATGAGGAGCGCGTCTTGCCAGATGCCTACCGTCCTGCCGGAACCGACGGCGCACCAGAGGGTCAGAACTGCGGCAACTGCTCGTTCTATGAGGCTGGCTATTGCAGCAAGTGGGATGCCCAAGTCAAGCGAGATTACTACTGCGCGGCGTGGGCACCAGCCGAGGGCGGCTATCGCGCTGTCTACGAGGTGCCGAACTACATCCGTGACGCAGCTGCTCGCGGCTTGTCCTTTGTTGAGGACGGCCTTGGCGGAGATGGCTTGCAGCCTGAGACTATCGCTGATGCGCGAGAACTTGCCGCTGGTCGAGCAGACACCGACAAGGTGATTCGTATGGCCGCCTGGATTCGCCGCCATCGCGGCGACTGGGAAGGCGTACCGCAGAACAGCGATTCGGATAACCCAGACTTCCCAGGTCCAGGTGCCGTTGCTGGCTTTCTCTGGGGTGTGGAAACAACTGACCGCGAAGCAACTGATCGCGTACTCTCGTGGGCAGATGCTTTGATCGCAGCTGAAGATAGGGAGATTGTGGATATGAAAGAGAAAGAAACTCGCTCGGTACCAATCGGTGAGTTCCGACTTGCTGAGGCTGGTGCTGACGGTCAGCGAACCTTCACCGGCTACGCCTCTATCTGGAACAGCGCATCCGCTGGACTCCCATTCGAAGAGAAGATCGCGCCAAACGCTTTCAAGCGTTCACTGTCGCGCGCTGCCGCAGGGCAGAAGATCATCGCCTTCCTCTTTGGTCACGACGAGACGCGCGCCCTTGCCACCACGGCAAGCGGTCGCCTTCAGTTGACTGAGGATGAGACTGGCCTTCGCGTTGAGGCGAAACTCGACCCAGCCGATCCAGACGCAGCCAAGGTCATCTCGATGCTGACGCACGAGAGCGCCGCAGCTGGGATGTCGTTCGGCTTCCAGAAGGTTCAGGATGCGTGGGATGGCAACAACCGCACGATCAAGGAAGCCAACCTCTTCGAGGTGAGCATCCTTGCCGCCGGTGGTCAGACCCCTGCCTACCCTGCGACCCTTGGTCTCACGGCAATCCGCCAGGTCACTGCGCCAAAGATCGGCGTAGAGGCTGAAGCGTTGATGGCCACACTGGAAACAATCAAGGCTGGACGCGAACTGTCCGCCGAGGAAGTGG